GCTCAATACAATGAGCTCTCCGGGGAACAGAAAGGCCTGTTTCTCGAAACCAAGCGTTAGAAGCTTGGCGACCCATACATGTCCTCTGCGGCTTCTCGTGAAAGAGAATCCGGACAGCGACAGCGGGGTGTTAACGAGGCTAAGGACCTTTAAAGTCTTAGCTGTTCCATAAACTGGATATAAACCCTCCAGTTTGGTTGACACTTTCATCTATGTTTACAGTCAGATTTCTGACCGTAGGTGTAACGCTTTCGCGCGGCTAGTCAGGTTTATCACCTTGGGCTAGCTTGAGCCGGAACTTTCAGGACGACCCCTTCAAAGGGAAGTCTGAACGAGTGAAAGCACGTATACTTTCCTAATCAATTATGAAGAATATACATAAAAGAAAAGAAAAGCATCCCATGCATGACACTTTCATCGCGGTGAACAAGTTTAAGAATTTGTCACCTGTTACCAAGCGATGAAGATCCGGGAATAAGTTCGTTCTTTGGATGTGAACTTTAGCATCCTCTGGGAGGATGGCAGCCTTGAAAGCTACCATTAACTACTGCAACAGACTTGTTCTGGGGACTAGGAGTAAGAACCCTAGACCGGGCCGTCTGCCACGTTTTCTGATTCCGCTGATCTACTTCGGTAGGGCAAAAGATAAGATGGCGAAGCATTCAGTCCTTTCTATTTTGGCGTGTTATAGAAGTATAACACTCCGGGCCGTAAACGACGTTGCCAGTATAACTGGCTCGTTTACGGGTATGTGGCCCGACAGTAAGCTTCTTTCGTTACTTAAGGCGGCAACACTATTTAAGGAGGAAGCGAAAGTTAGTAGTTACTCCCCAGCGAAGTTTGAGTGGGTTACGCCATGGTCCAGTGGTCCTAACGGAGCACCGGCATGGATGTATACCTACGAGGACTTAGCTGCATTAAATCGGGGACACCTTCAATCGTGAATACGATTGTTCGTAAAAGACTTCCTCTTGAAAGAGTCGGAAGTGGTGGAACGCGATTTAGGTACTATGCAGGAGAAGTTGCAGAAATGCTTTGCATCATGATCTCAGCTACCCAGATCCGGTGGTTTAACCCGTAAAAGGGGATCGTCATCGGCGCATGGGCGCAAAGGGTTGGATAGCAAGCAGGGATTGCGCTTCTGGAACCTGAGTGAACAACGATGGTTTTCTAGGATAAGCGAATCGGGTTTAACCAGTAAAATGGGATTGTCCGATGCTTCCAAGACGTCTAGTGATGAACTAGACTTCCAGGCTCTCTGCTCGAGGGTCTGGGGCGAGGGCGAAGAGGACGACCTATCAAGGTTTAGTTTCTCGGCTGCCCAAGCTGTTTTGGATGAAGTGAGGCCTGCGCCTGTACTTCCGTTGTGTCGTCACTCGAAACTAGCCTTCCTTCCTGATAAGGGAGGAAAGACAAGAGTGGTGGCCCTGGGTGATATTCTCACCCAGAGTCTCATGAGAGATATTCATCGGTCCTTGTTTTCTATTTTACGTCGATTAACAACCGACGGGACCTTTGATCAAAGTAAGCAGCGCGAGAGAGTAAGAGAGTGCACTAAGCACCATCAAAAGGTGTACTCAATCGATATGACAGCCTGTACAGATCGGTTGCCAGCAGTTTATATAATGCTGGTACTTAAAATCATCGGGCTACTGTCGAAGCGCCAGGCGCTTCTATGGTACCTGCTTATGGTGAAAAGGATGTTCCACCGCGAACGTTCAACACCGGTAGCGTATAAAGTTGGACAACCCATGGGTTTCCTCTCTAGCTGAGCGGCGATGGCAGTTTCGCATCACGTTTTAGTGAAGTGGGCGGCTACTTGCGAAGGGCGCAAATCCTTTGACAAGTATGCAATCCTCGGTGATGACGTAGTCATCTGAGATGAGTCCGTGGCGGAGAGATATAAAACTCTCTTGGACGAGCTCGGCGTGCAGATTTCTGTATCAAAGAGCTTTGAAGAAAGAGGGCTGGCTGAGTTTGCAAAAAGCTACTTCAGCTATGGAAGGGATTTTACTCCACTTCCTGCAGCCTGTCTCGCCTTGCGACGAAACACTACTCCAGTGTTGATGGTTGACGTTGTTAAAATCCTGGCCCGAAAGGGACTGGACTACGCTGATCCGAGCGCTATATTATTTCCTAGCGTCCCGGAACAGTGGTGTCAATCACTCTACACCCTCTACTGAGCACTTGATTCCAATTATGGAAAGAAAGAGAGCCGGTTCCTTAGTTGGTTACGGACTAAAGAAGATGTCCGCAAAGCCCGGGTGACCTTGAAAAGGGGTCCAAGGCCTAGGCATCTAAGTACCTTTGAAACGATTGACTCTCTCTTTTCTGGGGAGCTCAAGCTAGACCTAAGTTATAAGCCTGCGAGAGTGTCCCTCAAATGGGGCACTA